GTTTTTGTTTTTTGTTTTTGGTTGATTTCTTGGGTCGATATTTTCATCATAAAATGATGATGCTTTAGTATATTCCATCTAAAGCTAGGGTCTTGTCGCAGCCCTGCGTTAACTAAATAGTTAAACTGACATAATTCCTGAACGTCAGACCTAGTTTCCTAGCCATCAATTCATCCATTTGAACGTCGTTCGGAATGATTTTGTCATCGATATTGTAGGATTTGCGAATCTCCTTAATCTTCTCGGTGTAATGAACCAAATGGTTCCTCGAGCGCAATCCCATCTTCCCTAACCTCCTGCGGTTCCTAGCGTACGCCTTCATCAATTCTCCTGGCATCTCGTGCTCCACGCTTTCGGCCACGTATTCGTTGTGTAAAGCGGCGGGCATGAAAGCGAGATCACTGCAATATCTGTGGAAGTTTGAGTGGGTCAAAACCTTTCTTGGATCTCGTAAAATTACGAAAGAAGGTCTGTTATCTACCCAATACTGGAATGAAATCTTGGAACAGAAGTCTATGTCGTACCACGGTGTGACAGCGATCTTTTCGATACACTGCCCCAATCCGTAAAACTTATCGCTCTTGTCCTTGCTAGTTAATCGGTCAGATGATGCTATTATGCGATCCGCCAGGTTTTTGTGTGTCCACATTACGACATCGTCTCCGGAAACGTATATGAACACATCCTTATTAATGTCCCCTTTCAAAAAAGTGTAACTCAAACCAGCTTGCTTACAAATGTAAGACCAATATGAAAACACTCTCAGTGTGTTACCCAGGGTCGTTCTAGTAGGGCTCCCCGAGAAAGTCGTTCCCAATATCTTCATACGGAGCTTAAACCCAGAAAAAACACTTTTTAGCACGGCCACTTCTTCGTAAATAGGTACTTTCAAAACTGAATGTACTGAAGGTCCGTGATATTTATATTTTGATAGAGTTTTGTGAGCCCACCCGTGCTTAAATAGGGTGTTGAAGAAGGAGAAATCAACGGCTTTTATTAAGTCCATGTGTTGATGCCCGTCGTGGTTAGATCCGTCTGCGCACAGTGCCACAACATCTTTGAGATCCCATTTCAGAGTCTTAAGATTGTTCTGGATGTCAGAAGCCATCTCTGTACACGAAACTGAGTGACAGAATGAAGGCATGACTTTCTTGATGGCTTTTAACAACGGTCTTTGCATCATGGTCAAGAGTCCACAAGCAGCTTCGCCGTGAGGCACGAATATTAAACGCGCTCTGTCACTGAACTTCTTGATACCACCTAGAAAACGGTCGATCCACTCGAAAGAAACACA